GAAATTTCAAGAGGTTCCCAATCGATCGCGGTGATCGTGTCGGCCTCCACGTCTTCCAGCCATTTGTAGACGCGATATGCAAAGCTGACGTTGACCAGAATGTCGTCTTCCACCTGGCCCATGGCCCAGGCGCCGCGCTCATCCTTGCCAAAGCGCACATTGGCCCGGCCAACGCCGTCCGTGTTGCATTCGATGGACTCGACGACACCGAGCAAGTCATTCATGGAGTGGTTGAACAGCATGGGCATGGTCTGCTGCCGCTGACCCTGGCGCATCGCACCAGGTGCGTGGCTCAGAATCTCGGTGCCGTACCACATACTGACCGGCTCTTCAGAGCTGAAGGCCAGCGAGGTGGTGCGGGTGACGCTGTCGATCTTGGCTGCGCGCTGGCCATCAGCGCCGGGCAGCGCGCGCATGGATACCGTGCGGATCTGCGGCACCAGGGTGTCGGGAAGTTTTTTGGCCATGGAGTGCCTTTCAGGTAAAGGGGAAAAGATGCTTACTTGCTGTCGTCACCTGCGGCATCGCCGTCGGCTTCAGGATCTGCAGGCGCTGCGGGATCGCCACCTGCAGCGGGCGGCTGGGCGCCGTCGTCGGCTGGCACTGGCGCCGGCTGACCTTGGCCCTTGTCGTTGACCTGGGCCGGGTCGGTATCGAACACCAAGCCCATGTCGGCGGCCATGTCGATCTCTTCTTCGCGGCGCTTGAAGGTGTCTTCCACATCGCTGTCCGGTGATGTCTGCGCGATCACATCGCCCACCGTCATGAATCCAGCACGCACCGCCATCTTGTAGGCTGCGACCTCCTTGGCCGGATCGATCCAGCTCCAGCCGCGCGGCTTGTAACGCACTGCCTGGTACTTGGCCGAGTTGCTGAAGTAGTCCGTGCCGACCTTGACTGCGCCCACCAAGACCGCGGCGTCCAGAAACTCTTTGTGGATGTCGTCGCGCAGATTGCGGCACAGGAAACCCTGCACCATGCGGTACAGGTCCCGGTCATCGAGCAGGCCCATGCGGCTGCCGCTGTAGTTGCTCTGGCTGTAGTCCCGGCTCAAGCTCTCGTAGCTGACGCCCACACCGACTGCCATCTTGCGCAGCATGTAGCGCAGGAATGGGTCCACTGCCGGGTTGGGAGTGCCGGGCGCAAAGCTCGCTACATCTTCACCGGGCAGCAGGGTCTGCCAGGTGCCCGGCTCGGTATCGATCAGATTGCGGCCAGCTTTCTGGCCGTCGGGGGTCAGCGGCTCGGGGCTGCGGATAAAGCCCACGATGTTGGCACTGGCTCGGGCCTTGACGATCTCGGCATCCTCGTAACCGCCCACGTTGTGCAGGGTCTTGAGCGCCGCATGAAACCAGGGCTCGCCGCGCGACTGGGGCCAGCGCTCCACGATATACAGGTGGATGATGTCTTCGGCGGGCACTCGCACAAAGCGCGAGGGCTCGAAGCTGGTGAACTGGTAGTCGCCCGGGTGCTTGGGGGAGAACCAGTAGGCCACCGGGCGGTGCCACTCGTCGATCTCCACGCCCATGCGGATGGCGTTGCCGTTCGGAGCCCGCGCCGTCTGCCAGTTGTCCAGCAGCTGATCGGCCTCCATCACCTCCAGGGCCAGCGGGATAGTGCCGCCGCCGAAGGGTTTGCGGATCTTGCGCACGATCGCTTCGCCTGCGGTCACCAGCTGCACCATGCACAGCCGTTCGATCTCGGCAAAGCTCAGCAGGCCTGCGACATGGCTGGTGCCCTTCTTGGCCCACTGTGCCCATGCAGCTTCGATGCTGTCGTTGATCTTGCCCTGCAGCTTGCCGCCGGCACTCATCACCTGGGCCTGCAGGCCGATACCGTTGCCCACCACGTTGTTGACGATCACGCGCACTGCATGCTTGGCGTATTCGTTGTCTCGCACCAGCTGGCGGCTGCGGGCCCGCAGGATGCGCAGGCTGGTCAGGATCTCGCTGTCGGCACTGGTGTTCATGGCCGACCAGTCGCCCGTCAGGCGGTTGACTGCTGCGCCAGCATAGGAGCGCTCTTGTGTCGCCAGGCGCTCGCGCTGGATGGCAGCGCCACGCGCGGCGGAGCGCTCGGCGTTCCAGGCGGTCAGCACCTGGCTGCGCTTTACGGACAGGTCGGGCACCACGGTGCCAGTGGGCAGCGCGACGCGCGCAGCTGTCTCCCATTTGCTGGTGGTGTTCATTGGACCCTTTGGAAGTTCGTGTAGAGGTTGCGGGGGTTGCCTTGCCCGTTGGCGATGGACTGGGCCGACTGCTCGCCCAGCACCCGGGACTTCCAGAAGGCATGCAGGGTCATCAGCTCGCCGATGGTCTGGAACTCCATGGTGCGACCGGCAATTTCATATTTCTTGACCTTGCCGCCGGTGCTGTTGAAGGTGCCCATGGCAGCCTCGCACGCGGCCAGCGCAATCTGCGCAACGCTGCGCGGGTCGAACCCGGTAGACAGCTGCGTGATGTCCGGTGTCATCACCAGCTGGCCGGTGCCGACCGTGATGCGCTCCAGGCCATTCGTGAGGATGGCGGTCCAGGCATAGGTGCCAGCCACAAGGGCGGTACTGGCCGCGGCTGTCAGCGTAGTGGTCCAGCGCATTCCGGCGGCTGTGGCCACCAGGTTCAGCACGGCAGGGCCCCGAACGTAGTAGGTCAGCGTCCAGCTGCTGGCATCGGCCGTGCGACCGTCTGGCAGGGTGACAGGGTCATCCAGCCAGGTGGCGCTGTCACCACTGGGTAGGGTTGCAAAGATGTTCATGGGTTACCAGTTGTTTGCGCTCCAGCCACTGCGGCGGGGCTGCGGCTGTTGTTGCTTCACGATGGGTCGGGCGGGTCGTACAGGCGTTTGCACAACGGCTTCGGGCTCACCAGGCCCCGGGTTATCCGTTCCCTCTTTCGGGCTGTCGCCAGCCCCGGCTTCGCTGAGGGGTATTTCTTCAGTGACTTGCTTCGCCGAGCTGGGCAGCTGCGCACGCTGGATGGCATCGCCAAACAGTGCCGGCTGGTTAATGGCTTCCTCCTCCACCTCCCAGCGCTCAGTCCGCCACAGATTGATCTTCAGACTGCGGGCAGCGTCCAGCGCCTCATTGCGCCGGCCCGATTTGCATTGCCACACCAAGCGACCGCGCACGCTCTTGTGCGGAACCTTGACCTCGGCCGTGACCTGGTCGTAATAGTCGGGGCGCACTGTGCGCATCCAGTGCATGCGGCCAGGGCCATTGCCATCCAGCTTGATGCGGCCACCCTGCGCATCCACGCCCAGGATCAGATCCTTTGCGACTTGCGTGCCCACCATGTACGGGCGGATGCCCGAGGGGTGCGGTTTGTGGCGGCCATTGGTGTCAATGCTGATCTTCGGCGCGCTGAAGACATCCTTGCCGACGTCCGTAGATCTGCCCTTGATCGCCATGAACTGGCGGTTCAGACGGCGGCGCACATAGCTGTAGACCGCGTCCTGCGTCTGACCGTCCGAGCTGTCGATGCTGACCGCGCGAATGCGCAACATGGCGCCGCTCGCATGCGGGAAGCCACCGGCCAGCAGCTGGTCCAGATCCCACCAGGCGCCCGACTGCTGCTCATTCAGCGCGCCGTCGTCGTCCCAGTGAACCATCATCGTGCGGCCGGGGATCTCACCCCACCACACCAGCCAACTTTCTTCTCCACGGCCCCATGCCCTGATCACAATGGCCAGGCGGTCGTGCTGCACGTCCACGCCGGCCGTTAGAACGACTCCACCCCATGGCACGGTTAGCTCCGCATATTCCTTGGCACGGGCCCGCAGCTTGTCGGCATCCGGCACCGTGCTCTGGTACGCATAAGCCAGGCCCTCGGTGTTGTTGCGGAAGCTGCGCAGCTTCGTGTCGTCACCCTGCGCCATTGCATGCTGGGCGGTCAGGTGCTTCTCCACCAGGCGGGCCAGCAGCGAGCCGGGGAACGGGCTGTACAGCTCATTGATGTAGAACCCTGCAATGCCGTGGAACGCGGCCGAGGCCTTCCATACCCCCAGGCGCACAGCACGGGTCTTCTCGGCATCGGTCCAGAGGCTGCCGCAATGGGGGCAGCAGTACCGGGCCGACTCCGGCACCGAGTCGCCAAACACCTCATGCGACTGAGCGGCGTCGTGCGTCCAGCGCACGTTCTCCCAGGACAGCACCTGCAGCTCGTTGCATGATGGGCAAGGCACCCAGAACTGGCGCTGGTCACTGCTCTTGTAGGCCGCGTCGATCCGGCTGAAGCCTTCGATCGTGGGCGTGCCGCCGAAGATCACTTTGCGCCTGGTGTATGACTTGGTCCGCTCCTCCAGGAGCGTGATCGTGTCGCCCTGGTCCTTCACGTTCGTGTTGCAATCGTCCGGCTCTTCGATGGCCACCACAGGAGCGGGTGTGGATTTCACTGAGCTGGGGCTGTTGGAGCCCACCAGCTTGAGGAAGCCGCCGGGAAAGCTCTTGAAGTCCCAGCGGTTGTCGCGGTCACGCACTTTATGGATGGGGATGCGCGTCGCCAGCCGGGGCGTGACCTCCACCATTGGGGTCAACTTCTCGTCATTGAACTGCTTGGCCGCCTCGGTCTTGGCGAACATGATGATCATCGGCACGGGGTCGATGTCAACGCGCCGCCCGATGTAGTTCAGCAACACGCCGTCGGTCCAGGCTACCTGCGCCGACTTGCGGCAGATCACCTTGAAAACTTTGGGATCGTCCAGCGCCTCGTGGATGCCGGCCACCCATGGGGTGATGTTGGGGTTATAAATTCCCGGCTTAGCCGAGGCCTTGCTCGACATCCGCCTGTGCTGCTTGGCCCAGTCCGTGGTCGACAGCTTCTCTTGCGGGGCGAGCACCTTCACCAACCGGCGCACCAGGGCCGCGCAGCTCGGGGTCGTATCGAGCAAGTTGGGATAGGGTGTCACGAATATGTTCTTCCACCAGTGCGGCGTCCAGATCGATGCCATACAAGGCGTCGATCTCGGTTTTGAGTTTGTCGCCCAGGCTTGTCAGCTCGGTGCGGAAGGCGCCCACCATCTGCTGCAGCATGGGCTCCAGCTGGGCCAGGCTCACCACCTGGCCTTTCTTCTCGGCCAGCATGAAGAGCTTGAGCTCACGATCCACGCGCTCGGTCTGGGCGCGCTCGCGGGTCAGGTCCATCTCGCCATCGTTGGAGACATGGCCGGCAGCAGCGCCCCGCAGCTTGCGGATGTACGCGACGGTGATGTCGTCCAGGCTGGTGGTCTTCCAGGCAATGCCCAGCTCGGCCATGTGTTGGCTGACCGCCTGTTGCGACAGGTCGAGGCGTTTGGCGATGTCTTTTTGTGTCGGCATGGAGGCTTGGACCCTACGTTTACAACCCCCTTGCCTTTTCGAAAACTAGGCGAATTTCGGGGTCATGGACTGCGCGTTTCCCACGGCCCAGAAGGACCCTGGATTTTTCAGCGGCTTAGGTACTCGATCTCATGTGTGAGCCGGTCCATGAAGGTGGACCTGATCATCTGCTCCATGATCTCTTGTATGCGGTCGGTGGAGTACGAACCACCAACGCTTGGGCCATACAGCTTGCGGATGGGGAAGTCATGCCAGCCACCGCGCCCGCCCTTCTTGTACTGCTTGGCATGGCGCACGACCGTCTTGCCTGCTGCCTTGTCTTCCACATACACACCTTGGCTACCGTTACGCAGCTGGCCTATGAATGCGCCCTTGATCAGCTTCTTTGCACCATGCACCTTGACGGTCACGCCTGCCTTGGACTCGCGAGGGCTGAAGAGCATCAGGCTCTTGACCTTGCGCTTGACCTTGATGCTGGCCACCAGACTGCCACTGCTTGCCTTAAACAAGCTCATGGCCGCTTTAATCTCTGCTGCCGTGTAGTTGTAGCCCTCATCCCGTATGCTCCTGGAGGCTTCAGTGCGTGCCATCTCAGCGGTGCGGTTCAGTGCGCGGGGTATGGCCTTATCGACCACATCACGCTTGTAGCTGTCCATGCGGGCCAGCACATCGGCAATGTTTGATTTGACCGAGATAGTCATTGTGGTGACCCAAAAAAGCGGCCTCAGCAGGTGGTGTGGGGGGACTGCTGAGGCCGGACCGGAGTGTCATCAAACCACTGTTTCATCACCTGTCGTAGTGATTCCACAGCATGCCTGAATTTACCGGAAACGTTTTACTAGGCGAAACTCATTTCAGTGCTTTTTCATCGCGCCGCGTATAGGCCACCTGTAGGCTGTGCAGCCTTGCATAAAGGGTACGCGTGGACATCTTCAGGATGCGCGAATGCTCCACCGCCGTGTGCGGCGTGCAGTAGACCTCGAACATGATGGCCTGCTCCTGGACATCCAGGCTGCGCACCCAATCGTCGCAGCGGCTGTCCTCCAGGCTCTTGATGGGCACGAACGAGGTTCGCACATTGCTGCGGCCCACAGCACCCCATGAGGCGCACAGGCCAGCGCTACCCAGGCCGCGCCCCATTTGCAGCCAAGTGCCCCACGCATGGAAGCGGCGATCGACCCAGTGAATCATGCCTTTGACTCCAGTAGCGGAAAAATGCAGGCGTATGCACAACCGAAAGACACCATCGCCCATGCAACATCGCGCTGGACGTCGACCAGGTTGAAGGGAGTTCCCATCACATGACCGGCCTCCATGGCCCAGAAGCAATTGGGCTCACCTGCCAAACCCCTGCGCACCAGGTGATAGGCCTGATTGCCGATCAGATCAGCCCTGGCCTTGATGGCTTTATAGGTCTCAGGCATGAACTGCTTTATCTGATCCGTTTTTTGCTGCACTGACATTTTTGTAGGTCCTTTTTAGCATCGCCGTCCACCCGTCCACTTAAATTCATTGATGTCATCACACACACATATCTCGCTCGCAAGCGCGCAGGCGGGCGCAGGCCTGCACACATCACATGCGCACATTTGGGGCCGATCACACTGGCTCTGGACAATGCAGCAGCTTCAACCCGGTATTTGTGGAAATACGACCGTGCTGTGTGCTCCATGCCAAACGGTGGACGTGTGGACGTCTACCGGCCAGCGTGACCGGTTGGGCTACGTCATGGGCGCGTGAACCGACGTCCCCGCCACCGCGCCACAACACACGCTGCCAATCTTGCGTCCTGTGTGTGTTGTCACGCGGTGCGATTCCTGCGCCATGACCTTTTCGGCGGCACTGCGCCTTCCCTGGTCAAAATGGTGCATCGTCGGCTTCCTTATGGTCAGGGCCCTGTGCGGGGCTGCCATCGGTATTTGGCGGGCTTCCAGCGGCTGGAGACACGCCATCCTCTTCCTCGTCGATTGCTGGCGGCCAGACGGCGGGCTGCTTGAAGCCGCGCCTGCGCATCCCGCCACCTTCGCGCCCATAGGTCCATCCTTGGGCCTCCAACCAGCCGCGTATCTGCGCCTCCAGCAAGCTGCTGGACTTGGCCGCATCCGCGCCCAGAGCCGACACCAGCCGGTCCAGGGTGACGAAGTTGGTATTGATGTTGATCTCGGCCGTGGACTTGCCTTCACCGCCTATCGACCCTTCGCGGGTCAGCAGCTCATACATGCGCGACTGAACTGCTGTTTCCACCAGGCGCTTCTTTTGCTCTGGGACGAAATACAGCTCTTCGTCTTCGTGTGTGGGCGTGTAGCGCTCGCCGGCCATGAACAGCGCAAAAGCCTCGGCGAACAGCTGATCGCGTCGTTCCTTCAGCCAGTCCAACTTGATGAACTGGTCAATCCAGATCGGCCAGAAGCGGCGATTCCCGGTCAGGTCGTAGAGATACTGCTTCTTATTGGTGGAGCAGAAGATCACGCATTGGCGCGGATGGCTTTGCACGAACTTGCCATAGGCGCCACGGAAGCGGTCGGTGGTGGAGCTGAAAAACTGCTTGACCTGCTCGCCATCGGCCTTGCGCAATGCGGTCAGCTCGCTCAACTCGTAGCCCCACCGGCCTTCGAGCTGCTCCATGCCGTCCTTGCCTTGCCCAAGTTCAAAGTGTGTATCGCTAAAGTATTCCAGGC